ACATAAAGAACGTATGGCATGGACTAGTTTAAGAAAACAACTTAAAGAAACAGGAATTAAGAACTCAACATTAATGGCACTAATGCCTGCTGAAACATCAGCACAAATTAGCAACAGTACTAATGGAATTGAGCCACCTCGAAGTTTAGTAAGTGTTAAACAAAGTAAACATGGTGTACTCAAACAAGTAGTACCTGGTATTGCTACAATTAAAAAGAAATATGAATTACTTTGGGACCAAAAGTCACCAGATGGTTATATTAAAATTATGGCAATATTACAAAAATATGTTGATCAAGGAATTAGTGTCAATACAAGTTATAATCCAGTTCATCATGAAGAAGAAAAGATTCCAATGAGTACTATGCTTGGGCATCTTTTAACTTTTTACAAGTATGGTGGAAAACAACTTTATTATTTTAACACTTATGATGGCGCCGGTGAAATAGAAATTAAAGACATGGTAAGTGAAGCGGAGGAAGTAACAACACTAGAAAGAAGTAACTTTAGCAGTGATGCTGAATACGACGAATACTGTGAATCTTGTGCTATTTAAATAAGTACATATTCGCAAATAGAAACAATAATCAAGGACTAATAGAGTGAAAACAGTATTTCAGACTGAAAAGAAAAAAGATCATGTAAAGAGCCTAGCGTTCTTAGACCCTGACGGTGGGGTCGATATTCAACGATATGATACTATGAAGTATCGACAATTTGATAAACTTACTGATAAGCAGTTGGGATTTTTTTGGAGACCTGAAGAAGTTGATATCACTAAAGATCAAAAAGACTTTAAAGATTTAACTGAATGGGAACAACATATTTTTACGTCAAATCTAAAACGTCAAATACTTTTAGATAGTGTACAAGGTCGCTCACCAAATGCCGCATTTTTACCGTTAGTTAGTATACCAGAGTTAGAAACTTGGATTGAAACTTGGGCATTTAGTGAAACAATCCACAGTCGTAGTTATACACATATTATTCGTAATGTTTATAGCAATCCAACAAAAGTATTTGATGAAATGATGGACATTCAGCAAATTGTTGATTGTGCTAATAGTATTACAAAATCATATGACTCGTTAATACATAAAACAAAGTTATACGAGTTATTAGGTGAAGGCACACATACACTTAACGGAAAGAAAGAGTCTGTTAGTTTATACGAACTCAAGAAGTTGCTATGGGTGTGCTTAATGAGTGTAAATATCCTAGAAGGCGTTCGTTTTTATGTTTCGTTTGCTTGTAGTTGGGCATTTGCCGAACTAAAGAAAATGGAAGGTAATGCTAAACTTATTAAGTTTATTGCTAGAGATGAAAATGTTCATCTAGCAAGTACACAAACTTTATTAAAAATATTACCAAATGACGACCCGGACTTTAAAACGATTGCTAAAGAAACAGAGCAAGAATGTATAGATATGTTTATGGATGCAGTACAACAAGAAAAAGACTGGGCAAATTATTTGTTTAAAGACGGATCAATGATAGGATTAAATGCTGAATTATTAAACCAGTACGTAGATTGGATTGCTCATAGACGAATACTAGCAGTAAGTTTACCTAGTCCTATTAAAGTTCCAGCGGCAAATCCGTTACCGTGGACAGAGAAATGGATTGCTGGAAGTGATGTACAAGTAGCACCACAAGAAACAGAAATAAGTTCTTATATAATAGGCGGAACAATACAAGATGTCACTGAAGATACGTTTAGTGGTTTTAAATTATGAAGGAAAATATGTTAACAGTATATACAAAAAATGTGTGCCCTTATTGTGTAAAAGCAAAAAACTTTTTAGATATAAAAGAAATAGCATACGAAACAATTAATATAGAAGAAGATATAAACGGGAGAAACTTTTTAGTAGATCAAGGCCTTAGGTCAGTCCCGCAAATTTTTGTAGGTAATAAGTTATTAGTTGCCGGTGGAGCCAACGAACTAGTTAGATTATCAACAGAAGAAATCAATGAAAGAATAGAATCAATTCAAGGAGAATAAAATGTTAGTAACAACAAGTTCTTATAAAGAAAACGATATCATCTGCTTTAGAATTACAACAGGTGAAGAAATTGTAGCAAAGTTAAAAGCAGAATCAGACACAACTTACACAGTTACAAAACCGTTAGCATTAGTTAATGGCCCAAAAGGTGTAGTTATGGTTCCTGCGATGGTAACTGTAGATCAGCATAGTGAAATTACTTACAATAAGTCAGCAATTATTTCTGCTAGTGTTCCTACTAAAGCAGTTACAGGTAGTTACGTTGAAACAACCAGTGGTCTAGTTATGGCTACTACTTCTAACCCAAATAAACTAAAAACAAAAGTAAACTAAACTTTGTCAAACTTAACAGTCAACTCTTGGGATGAATTTCAACCATTACGAACTGTAATGGTAGGGTCAGTCTTTGAGGATAGTTTCTTAGACGGTATTAAGAATACAACTATTAAAAACGGTTTAGCAAAGATACTTCGAGAAACAAGAGAAGATATTGAATACTTTAAGCAAACATTAATAAGCCACGGAATTGATGTTATACAACTCACACCAAAAGAATTAGGATACCAAGATAGTATATTAGATTATACAGACTGGCAAACTGGAGAGATGGGAGTAAGTAGTCCAATTAAAGATTTTCCAGAAGCAAGTAACTTTGGTGTAAATCATAGAAATATACGTTTGTCACGAGACTCTAGTACAGGAATACCACAACCGCCTTTAGCAATTAGAGATGATGCTCTTGTAATGGGTGACAAAATATTAATTACACAGGCTCACGTATACAGTACTAACTTATCTGCTATAAAATATAAAGAAATGTTTGGAGATGCTGTAGTAGATAACAGCATATACGAAAAGAATATTAACTTTAGACGTAGTATTAAGAATGTTAAAAGTTGGGCAGAACGACATCACCTATCAATTGATGTTGAGGATATCGAAGAATTAGAAAAGTTACAAGATTCTACGCCATTAAATGGTTGGTGTGCCCCTAACTTAACAAGACTAGGAAGTAAAGTTTTAGTTGATGTATGGCAAACGCCAGAAGTAGTAGAAGAATTTTTAGAACCTAATTACAAAAACTTTGACTTTCATAAAATTTTTATAGGCGGACACAACGATAGTGTCTTTAGTGTAGTTCGCCCTGGACTAGTTATTGCTACTCCTTGGTTCAAACCATATGCTGATATTTTTAAAGGTTGGGATATTATTTGGTTTGATCAACCAAGTTGGGGTAAAGAAGTTAAGTCAGCAATTAATTTAAGACACAACAATCAAGGCTGTTATTGGACACCTGAAGTTGAGGAGAATCCACAACTAGAAAAATTTATTAACGACTGGTTAGACAATTGGCATGGACAAGTTGACGAAACTATATTTGATGTTAATGTTTTGGTGCTTGATGACAAGCACGTTGTTATTAATAGTGACGACAAAAATTTAATACATCAACTCGAACAACGAGGAATTACCCCAATTTTTGTTCCATTAAGACATCGATTCTTTTGGGATGGCGGTTGGCATTGTAACACATTAGATATCCACAGGGAAGGAATCCAAACCGATTATGACCTATAAATATCCAATCATTTTCTTGACTTTTATTTTGAATTGTGTTATAAATAGTACTGTAATGTTGAAGCAATTCAAACACTAGTCTGGACGGCGGGGCGGTACCGCCCGGCTCCACCATAAACATATATAGAAAGAAAAAAGGATAAAACGAAATTAAAAACAAATTATCGTGTATATATGCTTATGATGGGGCCGAAATAGGTTCGACAGGTAGTTATTAGGAAAGTGGAGTTACCCGGTGGAAACTCGGTTAATGTAACAAAAACTATAAACGCAAACGATAATGTGTTTTATGAGGATTTTGCCTTAGCGGCATAATTGCTCGGGGTCCGAAGGAACCTATCAACAGAATCTTTCACGTGGCTCCCGCTGTAGGGTGGGAGTCATTTCATTATAAAGGAAAAATATATGAAAAATATACTAATAGCCACAATAGTTTTAGCATTTTCCCTCTTCACATATAACTCATATGCGGCAGAGGTAGACTTGTATGGCTCGGTGAATTATAAAGTTAGCAATGACGATAATACATCAGGCAAGGCTATTTTAAAGGCTGAAAACAACGGATCAATTATTGGTGTTGATTTCTCTCAGACATTAGTCGAAGGGGAAACCGGCGGTCTTAGCGGATTCGGTAAAATTGAAGTTGGCATCGATGCTGACGATTCAGGATCTGATCTTCTTGATTCTAGACTTGCTTATGTAGGTGTAGATGCTGGAGTTTTAGGTGCTGTATCTGGTGGTCGCCAATCTAATCCACACGCTGGTGTGAGTAAAACTAATATCTTTAATGTATATGGAGCCAATGCTACATTTACATACGCTGATAGA